CAGAAATACAAAGACGTGCAGGTAGTTTCTTAGCTGGCTTTTCTAGGCCTTTCCAGACTATAGATAGGACTGTAGGTTTTCTTCGTGATACGGATATCAACAAAGACAAGAGACAGAAAGCTATAGTAAATGATAATGGTGATGTAGAGTTAGTTAAAAGGGGTGGCCTTGAAGTAATGTCTCTGGAAGCTACGAGATACATAGACAATATACTAGACATATTCCGTGACACTAATGCAGAGAGTGATTTCAGTCAGTTACGTGTGGCAACCAGAGAGGGAGACTTGTATGATCCTAATCCATTGTCATCTATCTTTGGTATAAGAGTAGTTCCAGGTAGGACTGCTTCCGAAAAAGTATACACTATGGCAGGACTAGAAGGTTTTAAAGCAAACAAGAGAAGCCAAGTAGCTATGTACGATAGGTTGTTTAATGAAACAATGGCTCCTATGCTAGAAAGAAAAGCTAGAAAGTTATTAGCAGATAAGAAGTTTATTAGCGGTACTAATACTTANAGAAGACAGGAAGTAAGTAAGATATTAAAANAAACTAGAAGTGTTATAAACGAAGCCATGCCGCATTTGTCNGATAACCACAGGATAAACAAAAACAGATANGATACAATAAACTACTCAGGTAATAGTGAACAGTTCAAGAATGCCAAGAAAACATTNCACAAGCTACGCTTAGATAAGTTACGCAGTGAGGGTGCTACTGATGATGAACTCAAGGACTTAAAAATAAAAGACCCACTAACAATGAGTGAAAGTGAGTTGACTCAGTTTAGATCTATACTATCTCTGTACAAAGATTTAGCTAAAGGAGAGTAGCCGCCAACAGTTAAGTCAACGGCTACCCTTTTATTTTAGACCATACTTTTCTACAGCATATTTAGCTATCATAAGTATATCATCTATGTCTTGTAAAGCTCTAACTTTGTATATATCCTCACACAGATTTTCTTCTATGTGATTTCTTACAGGCTCTAACTTTACTTCTAGCTCCTCAAAAAAAAGCTTTAGTTTTCTTTCCATGTGTATCTTTGCTTCACGCTCTATATTCATTACACCTCTTTTGGTATCTCAGTACAGTAAGCAGACACAGTGGACTGAGGTGATGGTCTAGCACTCATAAGCTCCCCACGTATGTAAGATGCACCATCTTTACACATCTCCATAGTAGGATACACATGATTTACTGCTTGAACCTGAACGTACCCTGGAGCAATAGACATTATAAGCACTAGAACATACATTACTCTGTGCTTTCTACTATTTCAGTAGGGTCTTCAGTAGCAGGGGGTGTAGTGATATCGCCATACCATCCCATTAGNGCTANCATAATAACAAATATTCCAAACGATTCCATTTACTTTCCTTTATGTTAAGTCAACTATCTCACACGTATCGCCAGTACAGGCTAGTGTTTGCATAGCTACTGTGTTATCTTCCTTTTCATAGTCACACAAAGCTGCCCACTCTATTTTACGAGGCATAGCTTTTAGGAGTTTGTTGTACTCCTCTTTGCTACACTCCTGATAGGGTGCTTGTTGGTATGTGTGATCTGAGTGGGGCAGGAAGGATATGCCACTCATTTCGTCAAAGTGCTTGTAAACAAATGCACCTACGTCTAGCCACTCCTCATCACGAACAGTACAGGTGACGCTAGGTTTATGCTCACACCAGTGTCTTTGATACTCTAGCCATGTCTCTAGTTGTTCAATAGCTGTTAGATCATTACGAGTAACTGCTTTGTCAGGAGACTTTATAGGAAAACTAAACACTACAGTGGTGTCTGGTTTCATAACGCATGGCTCATTAGGTATGCCTTGATCTTTCATAAACTGTGTTAGTGGATCGTTTATGTCAGCGCGAACAGTACGGATATAATATGCACTATGGCGAGAATGTATACCACTGGCACTGTCAACCAANTGTGAGACAGTCCCTGATGGTTTGTTGCAGCTAATNGCAGTAGANCAGGGTATGTTAAAAAGACTAGCATATTTAGCATTAGTAGATACAGATACATTTCTTAGNAACTCCAATGTTTTATTAAGACCTTTATTCTTTGTTGTCATCAAGGGGTTATCCATTATGCCTGTGAGTGACAAACCAAGCAGACGCTCTTCTTCTGTATTTCGCTGCCACACTTTTCGCAGATAAGGAAACTTTGTGTACGTGCTTTGGATCGTCCCAAGTATTGCGGCACATCTGACTTTTCTTTCCAAGTCTTCAATCGTGTCTGTGGCTCGTACCACAACTTCCGTAAGATTACAGAACTGATACGGCCTGAGTATAATCTCACTACATGGATTAGTTCCAAACTCAAAATCAGGATCACGCCTGTCATACTTTGCAGCTTGTTTCTTAGATGCTTCACGGTTAAATATTCCCCTTTCACCAGATTTACTTTCTACAAGTGATGTCCACTCACGCAAGAAGGAGTCCATGTCGGGCTTCTCTGTGTAAGATACAGAGTTGTTTGCTAGAGCACGATGCCCTGCAGTTTCCCACCACTGTCCTGACTTGGCGTGACGCATACGATCATCACTCAGGTTTGATAATGATATCATGGCACTGCGTCTAACGCCACCAGAAACTACAATCTGTCCTACAAAGCACATGATATCGTGACACTCTAACGCATTTAGTCTACGCCCTTGTGCGTTCTTAAATGTTTGTACAGTAAAGTTAAACAGATCCACCAGTGGAGCAGGGCCAGAGGCTCTACCACCAAACGTTTCTAGCCTAGCACCTGCAGGTCTGATCTTAGACATGTTCCACTTGGGTATCTCGCCAGCCCACAGTAACGCTAGTAGTTGTCGGAAAGACTTAGCCCAACCTTCTTTACTGTCTTGCACTACTATGGTAGTCTCACTGTCGTACAAGTCAGGTACTTCTGGCAGCTTGTTTATGTACTGTCTCTCTACACTGAAGCCAACGCCTGTGCCACAGAGAAGTATAAACATAGCTTCATCAAAAGACTTTGGATCATCTACAGGTAGGTAGCTACAGTTATATATACATGTGTTATCTCTGTCTGCTGCTGGACCTGCAGTCATCATAGCTCTCATAGATGGCATGACTTCTAGATCAAGTATAGCTTGTCTTATTTCGTTATAAACTTCTGTGTCAAGCTTATCTCCAACAATATTTTTCATATAACGATCAACTGTTTCTGCCCAGTTCTCACGTCTTAGTTCTTTTGGTAGCCACTTGGAATACCTAGACTTATGTATAAACGTTTGATAATCTGTAGGCAGTACGTCACCTGACTCTAGTTCGTTGTAGTATTCAAATGCTTCGATGTCACTAGCGTTGATCATATTCTCTCCCTTATGTTTAAATTTTCTATGTTCACATCATCTATATCGTGAAACGTATTGTGTATCAGATCATGCATATCCTCTACGTGTGCGTCCTCCACTGTTGACAGTACGTTACTTGGTTCTTCTACTTCTAGTAAGAATGTAACGCTAAACTTCTTCTTGTATTTCACTTGTGTATTTCCTCTAGAGTTTCGTTAGCCCAAGTCAGATACTGTTGTGCTTTCTTTAAGTCTTCTACAGGCGTAGCATTCTTATGCATTGCTCTGTGATTATACTTCATAACATTGCCCCTACAGTAAGCAACAAAACCTTTTGATCCTAAAATCTGTTTGATGTAGTCTATACATTCTATCCCATCATTTATATTATAGTGTACAGGTTTATCTACTGGGTCATAGTCTAGTGTAATTGTTTGTCCGTTCATAGTAAGTGTATCNATNNTTGTATCCATTATGCATTTCCTTGTGTCTTAGTAAACCTAGTAAGCTTTAGAACCTTGCCCTCTGTACCTTCTACCTTTTCGTACAAAGGTTCTTCGCCATCATCATAACCTACTAGATCGTTTCTGTGTTCTTCAACCATAGCATACAGGTCTTCGTCACGTTGTGCAAGTTCTAAAAATGCACCCATGAGTGTAGCTAGGTGGACTAGGTATGAGACATCTTCAGGGGTAAGTAGATTTTGTTCTCCTACTACAAGCCCTGTGTTTAACTCTCCTGTCCATAAACCTTTGCCATCAAAAGAACAAGGCTTTAACACTAGTGATACTTCATCTGCTCCTATTCTATATTTAGTCATGTTACTTTCTTTCTCCTTTAAAAGGAATAAGTTTTAACTTGGTAGGTCTGCCCTTCTCTTCTAACCACGCTTCAGGTATGACACGGTGATCCCACTGAAACTCATACTTGTCACACCACTCATAGTATCGTGACTTAGCACCCTTGTACAACTTTGCTTTGCTGTTGCTAAAGATAAACCGTATGTCTAGCTCTGGATGTTGTTCTCGTATGGCTAGATGCTTACGTCTATCTTCTGAATCAAAGATGCCTTTCGTTTCTATTATAATACCGTTGTCTAAAATAAAGTCAGGCGTGTATGTTCGATATCGTAAGTCTTCCCACTCTATCTTTAAACATTCATACCTGACTTGTTTCTGATTATCTTTTAGGTATGCAGCAACCTCTTTCTCTAAGCCACTGCGATACCTTCTAGGGTTACTCCTTCTTTTCTTTGGGCTTCTCAACCCATGCTTCATTTTCTGGGGTGTCTGGGTCATCTGCTATATAGTGTCCTTTTTCGTTACGAGCACGAACCATTTCTGTATCTCCGTTTAGAGATCTTTCTAGTTCTTTTGTCTTCATCTCTCCTACAAATCTAACACACTGTAACCAGTGCTCTAGCATATTAACAGATACCAGGTTCTGCTGAAGCAGTTGTACTACGCCTTTATCTTTATCAGACATAGTATCTGATTCATAATCTTTGTCGTTGATTGTTATTGTAGTCATATATATTCACCTCTTAGTTTTGTGTAGTGTACGGTAGGTGGCTCTTTCCTGCCACTGTATACCTTGGATGGTAGGCTCTTTAGTTTAGGCCAGCATTTGTGCTTGTGATTACAGAAGGTGCAGTCTTTAGGTAGCTTGTAGTTACCACTAGCCTTACCTCTGTATACCTCTGGTTCGTCTGTGAAGCATCTCTCAAACGGTGCATTGCTATCAAGGTAGGTGTGTACATCCTTTATCTTTTGTAACACTTTATCCTTGTCTACCTCTGCTGCTGAGACATACTTGAAGCTACCGTTGTTCTTGTTGACAACCCACCAACCTCCAACCTTTTTGTTAGCTGCTGCTGCATAGCCTACAAGTTGTGGCACATAGCCAAAGGAGTCACCCTTTTCTAGGGTATAGAAGTCAACAAACTTATTATCGTATGACCATGTACTAGCTGACTTGACATCATCTATCTTGCCATCCAACAACATGTCATACTCACCAGAGACTTCATCCTTATCGTTGAGTGACAGTGTTACCTTTTCATTGTCACCAAACTCTGTTCCAGATGCTCTAAGCAAACCTTTTAGTAGAGCCTCTACCATGTCACCATATATCATATTGATTTTAAATGACGTAGGCAGAGGCTCCTGATGATCGGGATTGTTCTTCTCGAACCATAGCTGACACTTCGGACGCCCAACATTGGACATCCTCAGTCTAAACTCTCGCTTTTTTTCAACAGCATTAAACTGTTTGTCGAGAGCAGCACCAATATCATCTTTGATTTTATCTATAATATCCTGAGACATAGTAGACTTGCCCTCAATGGAGCTTCTAAGATACTGATGTAGTGCTAGTTCAGCAGGGTGGTTCACTGGTCAAAATCCTCCACATCGACTATGTTGGTAACTATGTCCTGATCCTGTTGTGATATAGTTTCTACATTTTCTTCTGCCCACTTGGTAGTAACATACTCGTTACTAGACTCCACGTAGTCCAAGAAGTTCTGTAGTATTTCATTATCACCATTAGACAAGCCAACGAACTCACCAAGTGAGGCGTTAGTTACCATGTAAGGGTTGCCGTTAGGCAAGGTGCGTGTCTCACCTAGCAAAGTAATCCTGTGCTCTGCAGGTGAAATCTTTTTCTTGATTAGCTTACCTACTGTACCGTCAATAAACTTTAAGCTATCTCTGTTCTTGACATCCATTACAAATGCAAACTCTTCATCTACGTTGGACGGTGCACCACCACCTTCATAGAAAGGGTCTACTACTTTAACCATACCCATCATAACTTTGACACGGTTAACACTACGTATCAAGTCTTGTTGATCTTTAGGTAATGC